TGGGTTTCAAACTGGAATACAGGCTGGCTGCCTGCTGGCTTATCAGTTACAGGACGGTATGAAGCTGCCGGCAGACTCATGGGATGAAGTGGGGCGGCCTCTGCTGGCATTGCTCCCCCCATCATTCCGGCGACTACGGACGCCAGCGCGGCCGTTCTCCTGCGGCTGGTCACATAGGCCGGACCGTTAATCAGCTCCGGGCCATTCTCGCCAGCAATACCCACCTGCCCACGTGGAATATAACCACCGCTGTCATACATCCCCGCGAAAAATCCTGGGGTCTTTTTCTGCGGTGAGGCGCCCTGCGAATTATCGCCGCCGGTCATCCAGTCCGGGAGATAGCTTTTGACCGATGCCAGCTTGCTCTTAAGCGTTTCCCATTTCTCATTGATACCACTCAGGATGCCGTCAATAATCGCCCCGCCCACCGCTTTAAATTTTGCGGGCAGCGCGGCAACATCACTCAGAATTTCATCCCATTTGTTGCTTATGGTCTGCTTAATCACAGCCCAGGCTACTGACACCCCTGACGTGATGGCATCCCACAGTGCTTTGAATTTTGGCCCCAGCGTTTCCCAGTTCTGCCAGATATAGATGGCTCCCATCGCAATCAGGCCAATTATCGCCAGAATGGGGTTAGCCATCATCAACCGGCCTAACCAGATGACCGCCTGGCCTGCGCCGCCAATTACTCTTGTGACCAGACCAAACGCAGAAGCAAATTTAAGCTGGAGAATGCCAGCACTTACCCGCACTACCGCCATAGGACCCAAAATGGATGCCAGGGCCAGTGACACCACACCCGCTGCGGTAGCTACCACGGCAAATACGGCCGCAATTTTAAATAGCGCCGCCGTCAGTTGCGGATGACGCTTCACAAAACCATCCAGCGCGGACGCCAGATTACCCAGCCAGTCAGCAATATTTTTAAGCACCGGCGCGACGGTTTCGCCGATGCTCGCCATGGCGTTAGTAAATGAGCCGCCAGCGGCTTCCCATTTGTTGGCCAGGGTATTGAGCGATGCATCGACGCGCTCGCGCAGGGTTGCCTGGTTCTCCAGCTTCGCTACTGTTTCACGATAACCAGACATCCCTTTACTGATCATGTTATTTAATACTTTTAGCGTTTCGGCATCATCACCAAAAACCGTTTTAAGTGCCGCAAGCCTTTGCTCTGTGTTTAATTTTTTTAACTTTTCAAGCTGGGCAAATAGCTTATCCAGTCCACCAAATTCCCCTTTTCCATCAGTAAAATCTAATTTGACCCCTGCTCCTTTAATTGAGGCATTGGCTTTATTAACTTTTTTGGTATCCATGACAGCCTGGAATATTTTACGGTAGGCATTCCCTGCTGACTCGCCAGCCATCCCCATCTGATCCGCCATCACCAGCAATGGTGCAAATACCTTCGTTGCCCCCAATCCCTTCTGACGGATAATATCCATTGCACTACCAATGTTCGAAAAACCCTGCAGCATATTTCCGGGGTCAACGCCCGCGTAATAACCCCGCTGGATCACATCCATCAGGCTCATCATGTCCTTTTCGGTGGTCTGCGTGGCATCCTGCAGTTTTGCGGCAAACTCTGCCGCCTCCGTCGGCGCCATTTGCAGCTGCACGCCAAGGTAAGCCGCCGACTCACCCAGCCCGCCCAGGATAACCTGCGCTGACATCCCCTGACGGCGTAACATGGTCATCATGTTCTGAAAGTCTGCCGTGGTGCCGGGCAGCCGGTCACCCAGGGCGATTGCCAGCTTGTTTAGCTTCGCAAACTCCGGCGCCACCTTTCCGCCCGGCCCCATCATGGAGCCTGCCAGCTGGTTAGCCGCGTTCTCTGATTCCGAGTAAGCGCGAATGGGCGCCGTTAGCGTCGCGCCCGTTGTCACCCCGGCAGCCATCATCCCGGCACCGTTCCCCGCCAGGTTGTTACGCACGTCGCGCATCTTGTCAGCTTTGGCCCTGATCGCATTCAGCTTGCGCTGGCGCTCGCCCACGTCCCGCAAGCGCCGCTCCTGCTCTGCCAGCTGCTGGTTATAGCGATCCGTTTCGCGGGTAATGCGGGCTGTTTCACGGGCACCGCCGCCCGCAGAGATGCCGAGGCGGTACAGCTCCGCCCTGGTTGCCGCCATCTGCCGCGTTTCCTGCTGCTGCTTTTGCTCCAGGCGTGATACGGCGCGCCATTGCGCCTCAAGCGCCTGCGTCTGTTTTTTCGTGGGGGATTCGAGCGCTGCCAGTTCGCGCGTCATCATCTGCGCACGCAGCCGCGCCTGGTCCAGCTCGTTGCTGGTCCGGTTCAGACTCTGTGAGAGTTGATCAAAAGATTTTAACTGGCTCCCCGCGTCGTTAAGCCGTTTAAGCTGATCACGGGTCTGCCGGATGCCGGAGGCCAGCTCCTTCGAGCCAGCCAGCGCATTTTTTAAAGGGCGGGTGAGTTTATCAACCGCATTCAGAACCACCTGCAGGCGCAGGTTTTTATCACTCATCGCTGGCCCCGCTACGCATTATCGCTCTGTGCCGCCACTCCAGCACTTCCGTCAGCGGCATAACGTCAGTGACGGACGGCGGCCAGTGAAAGATCGTGGCGATATCCGCCACCAGGTCATCTACCGTCAGGCTGTCGGCAAATCGGCAAGTGCCGACTTCGGCAACAAAAAAAGGACCACCTCGACAGACATCGCGGCCAGGTCTGCCGGGTCGAGGTCCGCCATTTCCTGCGGGGTCAGCGTTGGTGTGGAGATGCGGGGGATCACGGTCATCATAGAGGCCACGTCCATTTCCATCACCGCCTGCAGTCGCGTACCGCGCAGTGCGCCGGATTGCGGCTTACGCAGCACAATTTCCGTAATCGTGGTATCACCGCGCTTAATCGGGCTATCCAGTTTCACCGTTGCTTCTGTTTTCTCACTCATGCTCTTTTCCTGTTATGGGTTGGCTGGCGCGGCCTCGCGCGCCAGGAAAAAATTACAGACCGATGGCGTTACGGTGTTCTTCCATCAGGTCAACACCATCAACAACTTCAATCATGTTGATCGCATCGACCTCATAGAGCACTTCACCGTTAATGGTCAGCTTCGCGTAACAGTTAACGCTGCTGACTTTGGTGGAATTGCTCTCGCCGGTTTTCCACTCGCCGGAATCCACCTCTTTGTGGCGCCCACGGACGACCAGCTCAACGGCCTGCACTTCGCCGGTGTCGTCGCGCTGAATAGACCCGGTAAAGCGCAGCTGCACGCCGTCCACCGTGGCTTTGCCCATCTGTTTAAACAGAAGCGCCTCCGTACCGCCAATGGTCATTTCCGTATCCAGCGCGCCATCATCCAGCCCCAGATCAATACCGACTGAGCCGGGCATGCCGCCGCCGCGGTAGTTTTCCAACTTGCGGGTGAATTTCGGCAGGGTGACGGATTCAGCAATGCCCATCCAGTTGTTACCGGCGTTAAAAATATTCAGGTGTTTTAACTTGCGTGGTAAGGCCATGGGTCCCCCTTATGCGCTTACGCGGGTGGTGAAATCCACCAGGTAACGGTCAGTGATGCGCTGGCGCAGCATCAGGTTTTCCAGTGGCGGCACTGGCGTATAGTCGTAGTCGATCCAGAGTTTCCCGGCTTTCAGCGTGTCTTTGTCATTCACACTGTCATCAATCCAGCAATCTCCGCCGATGAGGTAGCCCTGATTTACCAGGCTGCGCATTTTGGCGCGGATACCTTCGATAATGTCGCGAGCCAGCGAAGGGTTAAGCGGCATGTCCACCGCCCACATATGCGCCTCCGCCATGGTGTCTGCCAGCACCTGCGCGGTACGGGTGTAGTTTTCAAACTGGAATAACGGGTCATCGCCCAGGCAGCGGGAACCCCAGAAGCGGAAACCATCCTTGCGGATCAAGGTGGTGACGTCGTTCTGGTTCAGCAGTCCGGCATCGGTTGCCGGGTCCTGCAGATCCCAGAACACATCCGCAGACAAGCCGGTTACGCCGTTGACGCCCACGTTAGACAGGGTTTTGTGCCAGCCGGTCTGCTCGTCGATTTTTGCACGCAGACCCAGCGCGCGGGCAGTGGCGTAAGCAGTCGCATCCGCCTGCAGCACCGTGTCAAAGTTGATGAAATCAGGCCAGATCAGCATCCCTTCTCGCTGACTGAAATTTTCGCGGTAGGCAATCGCTTCTTCCACAGTTTTACAACCGTAGGCAGACAGATACGCAAAACCGCGCAGGCTCTGTGCCACGCTTAACAGCTCAGTGGAAACAGCCTGCGTGTCATGGCCCGGCACGCCCAGAATGCGCGGCTTCACACCCAGCTGCGACTGCGCCGAAAGCAGCGCTTTGATGCCCGTTTTCTTACCGTCAGCGGTTACGCCGCCGATGATATTGGAGGTGGTTTCCGCTTCGGTTTCGCCCTGGGCAACACGCACCACTACGGTGACGGGTTTTGCCTGGTCTGCGATGGCGTCCAGTGAGCGGGCCAGCGTGCCGGACTCGCCCGCTTTGCCGCTGGCGGTCAGTACATCGGTAAGCAGAACCGGCTTATTGAGCGGGAACACAGAGGCATCGGCATCATCGCCGGTGCATACCATGCCCACAATCGCCGTGCTCACCGTCGTGATAGAGCGGGTGCCGTCGTTAACCTCAACAACACGCACGCCGTGGTGATAGTCTTGCGCCATGAATGAATCTCCTGTTTAGGGGTTCACCCATGGTAGGGAAATCATTCACCGCAAGCCGTTGATGGCCGTTGTGCTGTCAATGGCACAACCGCAGACAGAAAAAAGCCCCTTATAGGGGCAGACTGATACCGGGATTTATCAGGCAACGCGGCTCCAGCACATCAGCAG